TTCTGCGCGTCAGAATCAAGGTGGGGCGCTAAGCGAGGATGGTCAACCCGGTGCTTGCCGGGTTGGCCTCCCCCGGAGCCGGCCGTGATTGTCGCGGGCGCAGACCCCGGCGCCGACGGCGCAATCGCCTTCCTCGACGCCGAGACGTGCCGTGTGTTGCGCATCGTCGACATGCCCATGGCAGGCACCGAACTGATGGTCCGCGACTTGGCGAACGAACTGCTCGCCGCGCTGGACGAGCGACGCTGCGGGCACCTGTGGATCGAGCGGCAGGCGCCTTGGGCCGGCGGCGAGCGCCGCATCGGCGCCAGCTCCGCCTTCGCCCTCGGGCAGCGTTACATGGCCATCAAAGCCATCGCTGCCTGCCACGGCTGGCCCCTCTCGATCGTCACCGCCGCCAAGTGGAAAAGCCACTTCGGCATCAAGGCCAGCAAGAGCCTGGCGCTCGCCGCCGCCGGCCGCCTCCTGCCCGAAGATGCCGGCCTGTGGACCGCCCGCCGCGGCTACTGCACCCGCGCCCGCGCCATCGGCCGCGCCGAGGCCGCCCTCATAGGGCTGTACGGCATACGGACATTCCACACCGTTGCACGCGGGCAGGCGGCATGAGCGCGTGGGTCGATGGCTACCGCGCCGCGCTCGCCGATGTCGGCCGGCTGTCACTGAGTCGCCGCCTCGTACATCCAGATTCCCTTCGCGAGAAAGCGCTCACCGAGCTGCTCGCCGACCTCGCCGCCGACGCGCTGGTCATCGAGCGCGAGCAGGACAACCGCCATCAGCGTCGCCGGCTGCGTGCCGCGCGCGAGGCGATGCTGCCGCTGGACGAGGCACCATGAGCCAGTACGACCGCGACCTCGCCACCGCGATCTATGACGAACTGACCAGCGAGGCCAGCGTCGACGAGGCGCTCGACATCTGGCGGTTCCCCTTCCACGAAGCCCCCAGCGACAGGCGGCGGATGTGGCTCGCGCTACAGGCAGCCGCTGCCGTCGCCATCGACGCCGTGCTCGCCCGCCGGATGCGCGAGGCCGCCCGCACCGGGCCGTGGGGCGACTACGACGAGGAGGAAGGCTACCCCTGGGTGATGCTGCCGCGAAAGCGCACGCCATGACCGAGCCGGCGCGCGAAGTCCGCGAGATCGAATCCACCGGGGCCTGGCTCGACTGGAGGCGTTCGGACATCACCGCATCGCGCTTGCCGGCACTCTTCGGCCTGCATCCATACCTGTCACTGCCGCAACTCGCCGACATCATACGCGGCACCACGGGCACCGGCACGACCTCGGTGCCCGATTCACCCGCCATGCGCCGCGGCAGGATACTGGAGCCAGCCGTGGCCGCCGCGCTCGCCGAGGAGCGGCCAGAACTGCCGCCGCTGGTCAAAGCCACGACCTATCACCGTGTCCCCGAATGGCGGCTCGGCTGCACGCCCGATTACTGGTGCGGCGATGACGGGCTGGTGCAGTGCAAGACCGTCTCCCCGCAGCAATGGCAGGCATGGCACGGCAAGATCCCCACCGGCTACGTCATCCAGACGCTGTGCGAGATGATGGTCACTGGCCGCGCCTGGGGCCTCCTGGCGGTGCTGGAAGTCTCCCCGTCCTATCCGCTGCACGTCGTTGAAGTGCCCCGCCACGCCGCCGCAGAACGCCGCATATTGGATGCCGTCGCCGCCTGGTGGGCCGCCTTCGATGCCGGGGAGATCGCCGGCACCGCGCCGAGCGTCGAGCTGGAAGCCGAGTTGGACGACGGCTCTTTTGTAGACCTTTCAAAAGACAACGCGCTGCCCGCCATCCTCGACGAGCGGCAATCGCTGAAAGCCACCACCAGCGAGGCGGAAAAGCGGCTGAAAGAACTCGACTACGAAATCAAGAACCGGATGGGCCGCGCGTCGCGCGGGTGGCTCCCCGGCTGGGACATTTCCTTTGCTACGCAGCATCGCCGCGAGACGGTGCTGGCCGCTCGTGACATACGGGTGCTGCGCGTGCGCGCCGTCGATGAACAGGAGACTACCGATGCCGCAGACTGACCTGACACCTGCCGGCGCCGATATCATCGAAAGTGTCATCACCAAAGGCGACCTCGCCAGACTAACGCCAGGTGAGCGCGTCGTGTATTACAAGCAGGTCTGCGATAGCGTCGGGCTGAACCCGCTCACCCGGCCGCTGGAGTTCATCACACTCAGCGGCAAGCTCGTACTGTACGCACGCCGCGATGCCGCTGATCAACTCCGCAAGATCAACGGTATATCGGTCGAGGTCGTCAGCCAAAAGGTCGATGGCGACATGCTCACCGTGCACGTCCGCGCCAGTGACAAAACCGGCCGCAGAGACGAAGACTTCGGTGTCGTCAGTATCGTCGGGCTGCGTGGAGAAGCGCGTGCCAACGCGACACTGAAATGCATCACCAAGGCCAAGCGCCGCGTTACATTGTCGATCGCCGGCCTCGGCTTCCTCGATGAAACGGAAGTCGATGACATACCGGCACGCGAGCGGGTCGTTCCCCTGCGGCAAATGCCCTCCGACACCACCGAAGCGCTCGACCAGTTCGCCGCCGTAACGGGTGACGCAGAGCCCATACCGCCGCGCGACATCCTGGCAGAAGCGCGCGATGCGGCCGAGCGCGGCACGGCGCAGTTCCGCAGGTTCTGGGCCGATCTGTCAGCCGCCGAGCGCGACAGCATCCGAGCCCATCTGGTCGAGTTCCAAGCCGCTGCCAGAACCGCTGACGACCCGTTCGGGCTGGCTCCACTATCATCACCAGAACAGCCGCAGGATGAGATCCCCATAGCTCAACCCGCGACTGGGCCGGCGCCGGTTGTACCCCCTTCCGACGCCGGCCAACCCTATGCGACAGGCGACGTTTTCGCCGAACTCGACTACCAGGCCCGCGCTGCCACAAAGGACGGCGCGAAGGCATTCGAGGCCTGGTGGAAAACCCTGCGCCGCGGTGACAAAGATCTCCTGCAGGCGTTCCGGCCGGAGTACGACCGCCTCGCCGCCGAGGCCGATGCGTCATCGGGGCTGCGGCTGTGACCTGGCCCGCCGCATACCGCATCGCCGATGACGTGGCCCGCACCATTGCGTTGTGGCGCGCGACGGGGTTGACCGCGGGCGAGGCGTGGCGGGCACTCACCGGACGCTGGGTGCTGACAGTCAGTTGGCCAACCGTCGAGGCGGCGATGATCCGCATCGCGCTGGGGCGGCAAGCCGGATCGCCTGTGGTGTCTAAGCGGCGTCTTGCTGCCAAGGTGCCACTATCACCACTACCACCACTGCATTTCACCGACGACCCGGTGGCAGCCCGTGACCACGGCTCGCCGGGGCGGCCGTCGCGCCCGCCGCCGCTCGGCTGGTGAAACTCGGGAGGAGTGACGATGTCGCAGGCACCGATGATGCCGATCTATCCCGACGCGCTGCTCGGCGACACGCTGCACCTCAGCGCCGAACAGCTCGGTGCCTACCTGCTGCTGCTGTTCGCAACTTGGCGCAACAACGGCAAGCCGCTGCCCGACGACGACCGGAAGCTGGCCCGCATCTGCCGGTCGACCACGGCTCACTGGCGCCGCGCCCTGCGCCCCACCGTGATCGAGTTTTTCCAAACCGATGACGGATTCTTGCATCAAAAAAGGCTCGAATCAGAGTGGAATTTGGTTCGCGAAAAGATCGAAATTAACAAACTAAACGGGGCCTCGGGAGGTGCCGCTACCGCATTGAAATGGCGTCAATCAACCATAGGCGACCGCTACACCGAACCTACCAGCGAACCGAAGGGCGAAAAGGAGGGCGAACGCCCTACCAATCCAGATCCATATCCAGAAAAGAAGAGAGAGAGCCTTGTGGATAGAACGAGCTTGTTGCCGCGCGAGGCCGAGCCCGACACCGCGACGAGGCCCTCTCCCAAAAGTTTAAAAAAACTTCAGGAAAGCGAAGTGGAGCCGCGGCAACAGCTCGCCGAGGCGCCCGAAGGCTGGCTGGCGGAAGCGGAAGCCGCCCGAGACGAAGCCGGGCTCGAACCCGTCAACCTGCCGCTCGAATGGGCCAAGTTCGCCGCCCGAGCCGAAGGCCCCGTCGAGCGCCGCCGCTGGATCGAGTGGAGCTTGCGGGCATGGGTGGCCCGAGAACCGCAGCGCTACGCGAGCGGCACCCGTGGCCTCGGTTCCGCCGCCGAAGCCGTGGCAGAAACCCCGTGGGCTGCCCGCATGCGCCAATGGCACCGCGAGGGCTGGTGGCTGCCGGCCTTCGGACCTCGCCCCGGCGAACCCGGCTGCTTCGTGCCGGCGCAATACCTCGCCGCCGAGGCCGCCGAATGATCGCCGACCCCTCCGCCGAACGCCGGCGGCACGACCGCATCACCCGCGCCGCTGGAACGATCGCCGACACCGATGGGTGCATCGGTGCCCCGTGGCTGGTCGAGTCCATGCTCGGCCGGATGGAACGGCGTGGCGATATCGGCAGCCGAGAGCGCCATGCCGGCGAGGAGTTCAGTCGCCTGTTCCAGCTTGCGCATCTCGATCCACTGCGGGCCGCTGACATCGTGCGGGAAGGCCGAGGCAATGGCGCTGGTCCGCACGGCAGCGAGCGTGCCCGCCGCCGCATCGTCGCTGCAATGGACGCGCTGGGTGGGCACGGCAGCCCCTGCGCCACCGCCGCATGGTTCGTCCTGGGCTGCGAATTGTCCATGCGCGAATGGGCTATGCGCGAGGGCTGGGGTGGCCGACCGCTGCGGGAAGAAGTGGCCAAGGGCACGCTGGTGGGTGCGCTCGGTGTGTTGGCAAAGCACTTC